ATTTTCTGGCGCATCCACTCATAAAGTTCATCATCGGTATAGTCTGGCGCGATGATGACGGGTTCTCGTTTCTGCATGTCGGCTCCTTGTGGTTAGCGTTGCCTGCTTTTAACCACGTCAGGCGAGGTGGTATCCTCTGAGGGGTCTGTTACTCGAGAGGAAATTGGTTATGAGTACAATCAAGTTTTCTTGCCCAGAATGTGGTGGCGAAGTCTTTGACACATCCTTTAAGCCGCAGGGCTCTGACAGTTTCGCGGGAGCCATCTGCAAAAATTGTGGTCACCTTGTAACTGAAGATGAGTCCTCGCAGTTCGATGACGAAATCGTTGACAATATCTTCGGTGCACTCACCAGAGACTTTCTGAAATAAAGACGCATACCGCTTAGTTACCGCTCTGATAATTCTTACCTGTCCGGCAATGGCGCTGATATCAATATAAAGCGCCATCGCTGTTTCTTTGCTGATCCCTGGACGCCTTCCATTCTGATGTTTGACTTCGCCCACTGAGAAATCCTCTGTTTCCCCTTAACGCCGGGGTAGCGGAACTGTTTGCTGAGAACACCGTGCGGTGTCTTGATGGAGATTAATTTAGAATAACCTAACAGATGTGGCAAGTGTTTTTTGTTAGATTGATCTAACAAGAAGAGTGAGGGAATCTAAGTGTCTGAAAGGAGTGTTATTTTATTGATTTGTTTTTACGTGCTTTAAGCATTTCTTCGAAGAGTTTATTGAAATTCTCTACTCTTGCGCGCATTTCAGACAGCAAGGCTTCCTGCTCGGAGGATGGAAGAGCATCGAATAATTCGATCAATTCTTTGTGGCTGGGAGTTAACTCGGTTTCCACATGAAGTTCTTGTGCTGGCACTGGTGCCTTGTCTTCGTCACCAAACATTAGCCATGTAGGCGAGCACTTCAGCGCATCAGCTAAAGCAAACAACCGCTTCCCGACTGGTTGGGTTTCGTCTCTTTCCCATTGTGAAATTGTGACGTGAGCTACCCCAGCGAGGCGAGCGGCTTCTCGTTGTGTTAGGCGTAATTCTTTTCGTCGTGCCAGAACTCGCTGGCCTAGGGTTCTTGTATCCATAGTTAGGTAATTCTAATTTTTCTTGACTTAGGTATCCCGCGCACATTACTGTTAGAAATATCTAACAAGAGGGGGCTTTGATGCTTAAAGTTGACGCAATTACTTTTTTTGGCAGCAAAACAAAGCTTGCCAATGCCGCAGGAGTGAAACTGGCAAGTGTTGCTGCATGGGGTGAACTGGTTCCTGAAGGTCGCGCGATGCGCCTGCAAGAGGCATCCGGCGGGGAACTTCAGTACGACCCCAAAGTTTATGACGAATATCGTAAGGCAAAGCGGGCGGGGCGGTTGAACAATGAAAATCACCCCTGAACAGGTTTGTGAGGCTCTGGATGCCTGGGTATGTCGACCAGGAATGACACAGGAGCAAGCGACGATATTAATCACGGAAGCATTCTGGGCTCTGAAAGAACGCCCGAACATCGATGTTCAACGCGTCACGTTTAATGATGGCGAGGTTGATCAACGGGCGCTGGGCGTTAACCGGGTGAAGATATTCGAACGCTGGAAAGCTATCGACACCAGGGATAAGCGGAAAAAATTCACGGCGCTGATTCCGGCAATTATGGAGGCTATCCGAATTAGTGATTTCAGGTTGTATCGTGAGATCAGTGATGGAAAAAGCATTACGTACATGATCGCCGGATTAAACAAAGAATATGGCGATGTGGTGGAGTCCGGGCTGCTTTTTGCGGATCCAGCTGTTGTGGAACGTGAGACTGACGAGCTTATAGAAAAAGCTATTGCTTTCAAGCATGCGTATCGTCAGCAATATCAATATTACTTTGCAGATAAACAAATGTCTGCCAGGGGTTTGTATGAGTATCGATGCACTACGATGGGCTAAAAAGGTGAAAACCGGCAGTTCATCCAGTAAGTCTGTATTGACCTGGCTTGCTGATATGTGCGGTGCCGATTTGTGTGCATACCCGTCTGTATCTGCACTGGCAGAAGTAACGGAACTAAACAAAAAGACTGTGCAGGACAGCTTACGACACCTGATGGAGATTGGGTTAATTGTTGATACCGGTGAGAGAAAAGGCAGAACAAAGCAAATTGTGGTGTACCGACTTATCGGTGTAGAAGAAAGTGTTGCCGAGCCTGAATACACCCAAAAACGGGAGTCTTTAAAGGTGGGTAAAATTGGTGCTGTTAATAAAAACAGTACCGAAAATGGTTATGTTTCAGCACAAAACAGACCCAAAAACGGAACTCTTAGCTGCATGGAAAATAACCAAAGACACCCAAATTTTCCATCAAAGACACCCAAAAACGGATCACGGAACCCAAAGGAACCCAAAGATCTAAACCCCACACATAACGCACGCGAGAGTGCTCCGACCAGTGAGCAGGAAGTTTTGTCGTTACAGGCAGCACCCCTTGTATTCCTGGATGGCCTGAGCGAACCCATCGGAAAATTTCCGATGACCGATAGCTGGTATCCGTCACGGGATTTTCGACGACGGGCTGCGTTGTGGGGGATGGCTTTGCCGGAGACAGAATTTACACCTGCTGAACTTGCCGCCTTCCGGGACTACTGGGCAGCGGAGGGGAAAGTGTTTACTCAGATTCAGTGGGAGCAGAAATTCGCCCGTCACGTAAATCACGTCAGGGCGCAGGTTAAACCAGTCAGCAAGGGGGTAAACCATGCAGCAGCACCAGGTGGCACCGCATCACGGGCAGTTCAGGAAATTCGGGCAGCACGTGAGCAGTGGGAACGTGAAAACGGATTTATCAGCGACGGAAACGGTCTGGAAGCTGTGGGAACTCATGGGGGAGGTTTATTCGAACCGCTGGACCCAGAAGAACGGGGCCGCACCTTCGAAGCTCTGGATTGCACAGATTGGCGCGATGACTGAGCAGCAAATCCGACAGGTCTGCCGCCAGTGCATGGACCGCTGCCGGGCGGGTGAAACATGGCCTCCGGACCTGGCTGAGTTTGTGGCGCTGATTTCAGAAAGCGGGGCCAATCCATTTGGCCTGACGGTGGATGCTGTGATGGAGGAGTACCGCCGCTGGCGTGATGAGTCCTGGCGATATGACGGAAGCGACAAATATCCGTGGCCTCAGCCTGTGCTGTACCACATCTGCCTCGAAATGCGTACCAGAGGGATTGAGCGCCAGATGACGCAGGGTGAGTTAAAACGACTTGCGGAACGGCAACTGACGAAATGGGCAAAGCATGTTGGTAACGGGATGAGTGTTCCGCCAGTGCGACGACAACTGGAAGGGGCGAAACACCCGCAAGGGCCAACGCCAATTGAACGGCTGAAACAGGAATACGAACGCCGGAAGGCAGCTGGTTTTATTTGAATCTGAGAAACGATTTTGTCGGAGGAAATTTTAATGGAAACCGTATTTGACGCACTGAAAGCAATGGGAAAAGCCACATCGGTAGAACTGGCCGCGCGACTTGATATCAGTCGTGAAGAGGTTCTCAACGAGCTGTGGGAACTCAAAAGAAAAGGCGTCGTTGATAAAACTGGTCACACCTGGTTTCTGGCTGGCGAAGGTGAATCCCGGGTAACCGAAGAGCGGCCAGTAAAATCTGAAGCACAGGATATGCTGACCGGGGAGGTCGAACAAAAAGTTACCGCAGACATGATGATTGAGTTTATCGGTCAGGATGGGGCTAAAACGTGTGAGGAACTGGCGGGTAAGTTCGGTGTCAGTACTCGCAAGGTTGCTTCCACGCTGGCGGTGGTAACCGCAACGGGGCGGCTGGCACGCGTTAATCAGAACGGTAAATTTCGTTACTGCATGCCGGGCGATAATTTACCAGCAGAGCCGAAAGCCGCGCTGGTAACGGAAAGTGATGGTAAGGCCTTTCCTCAGCCAGCAGGTGCTGCGTTACCAGTCCGGGAAGCCGCAACACAGGAAGAAATTAAAACAGAAACTGTGGCGGACATTGTGCAGCCGTTGCCATCGTTTACCGAAACGCAAGCAGATGAGCTGATTTTTCCGTCCCTTCGCAGGGCAAACCTGGCGCTGCGCAGGGCGAAAAGTGATGTTCAGAAGTGGGAGCGAGTCTGCGCCGCGCTGCGGGAGCTGAACAAGCACCGGGATATTGTTCGACAGATTACTGATTCTTCCCGCCGTGTTGTATCGGAAAAGTGATTGCCGGAGGCGCTTATGGCAAAAGTATTTACACAAGAAGAGCGGGAAAAAATTAAAGGGCAGGTTGTTGAACTTGTACGTCTGAGCGGTCGCGAGACGTTGCGGCAACTGGAAGCCAGGACAGGTGCGACAAGATATCTGATGAGTGTTCTCGCCAGAGAGCTGGTTGCCAGTGGCGATGTATACAACTCTGGTTACGGGTTATTCCCGTCTGAACAGGCGCGTAAGGACTGGCAAAATGCTCGCAAAAAACTCTCAAGGGCAAAGGTGAAGAAACCTGCAGTGGTTGATCCGGACCTTATCTGGTCGTTACCAGACGGCGAAATACGCCGCTACGACAGGCGCCTGAATATAATCTGTCGCGAGTGCCGGAAGAGCGAAGCTATGCAGCGTGCACTGGCATTTTATCAAGGAAATGTTAGGTATTTTAGACGTTACTAGATTAAAGAGCATTAGTTCAGATGTGAATTGACATTTTCATGGCGCAGGGTAGAGCCAGCGTGGTTGTCCGCTTTGCGTCAAAACCAGATATTACCAGATTTAGACATATATTCCCGATAGACCTGCTCTGATGCTACACTCTGTGCTATTTTCATGACCCCAATAAAAATATTTATGACTATTGCTGATTTCAAACGGCCTAAATTGGAGCTCCCAAACGGGGCAAACAAACTACTACTGCACTCTTGCTGTGCTCCATGTTCCGGTGAAGTGATGGAGGCGCTTCAGGCCTCGGGAATCGACTACACCATCTTTTTCTACAACCCGAACATTCATCCTCAGAAAGAGTATTTAATTCGTAAGGATGAAAATATTCGCTTTGCTGAACAACACGGCGTGCCGTTTATCGATGCTGATTACGACACCGACAACTGGTTTGAACGTGCCAAAGGAATGGAATGGGAGCCTGAGAGGGGGATCCGTTGTACCATGTGTTTTGACATGCGTTTTGAGCGGACAGCGTTGTACGCTGCTGAAAATGGTTTCAGTGTGATCAGCAGTTCACTGGGCATTTCACGCTGGAAAAATATGCAGCAGGTTAACGAGTGTGGGCGGCGAGCTGTTGCGCATTATCCGGGTATGGTGTACTGGGATTATAACTGGCGCAAGCAGGGCGGCTCGTCCCGTATGATTGAAATCAGCAAGCGCGAAAAATTCTATCAGCAGGAATATTGTGGCTGTGTGTATTCTCTGCGCGATACCAATCTACACCGCAAATCTCAGGGACGCCCTCTTATCAAAATTGGCCAACTCCACTACGGAAAAGAAGAGAAGGAGTGATTTTATGGATCACCTTTCTGATTGATTTCATATTGGCGAGGTGACGTGAGTTAAGTAGAATGGCTGCGGGTGCTTGAGGCTATCTGTCTCAGGCATGAACACTGAAAGGCAGATAGAGAAAAGCCCCAGTTAACATTTCGCGTCCTGCAAGACGCTTAACATTAATCTGAGGCCCAATCTATGTCTCACAAATGTAGGTTAGCCTCTTACGTGCCGAAAGGCAAGGGGAAGCAGGCTATGAAGCAGCAAAAGGCGATGTTAATCGCCCTGATCGTCATCTGTTTAACCGTCATAGTGACGGCAC